TACCTTGGGATCATTCATTTCTCCAAGATACTCCCATTTTATATCAGATTTTCCTAATCTGTCAAGGATTGCTTTTTCTACATCTTCTACAGAATCCTCTGATTCAATAATAAAATCTGCATGATGTTGATAAGCGTAAATTTGGACTCGTAATTTTTTCATTTTCTCACCGTTTATTTGTAAAATGTGGCGGAACTTTGTTCCGCCACAAATTTAATGTTGATTATACACCTTCGCAGCCGAAGATACCTCTATAGTCAGATGCGCCAAAAGCGTATCTTTCTCTAGCTTTGTATCTTACGTTACCAGTATCAAAGTCTCCTTCCATTGAAGTTGTCAATGGAGTTCTTGAGAACATTTTCATACCATTTGGAACGTCCGTAATGATGTACCAAGAATCAGCATCAGTTAAAAAGTTATTAACTCTGTAACCTTGTGGGATCATTCCCATACTGTTGATTGCATTGATGTCATTGTCAGCTGTACCAGTTCTACCTTGAGACTTCATAAGTCTTTCAGCATTAAACTGATTTGCAGAAGGAACGATCATTTTCACTCCTTTAGCTGCAATTCTTAAACCTCTCTCATCAGTCATCGCAGCGATGTCAATCAGTGCTTGCTCTAATGAAGTTTCGTTTAAGTCAGCTTGCGTAGTTAAAGTGTTTGATACGTTACCCGCGATTGTCGGGTGAGACGTAGAAAACAAGTTTGCGCCGTCACCAGTTTGAAACGCAGATGCTGCCGCTATTGACGGTAGACCATTGTTCAAAGGTGATGCTCCTTTAACTTCTTTCGCATTGGACATAGATCTTGCTAATGCTTTTGTGTATCTAGAAGAAAGTCTGTCATAAAGGTTGTCCTCTATTGCTTCTTCTGTGATAGCAAAAGCTAGCGCGATCGTTTCCATAGTGTAACGAGCAGTGTAAGTCTCTTGTGCATCATCGTATGCGATGCCTTGACCTTCTGCTTTTACATCAGCGTTAGCGAATCCAGATAACATTACTTCCTCTTCGAAAGCCCTGTCACTTGATTCAGTTGTGTATATTTCAGCGTGTTGATTTTCGTAACGCTTATATTCCAGCCCAAATAGTGCATTTAGGCCTGGTTCTAGTTCTTTAACTAGCTGTGCTCGTGATATTGCCATGTCTATATGCTCCTATTATTGCCACGTAATACCAGCAGTACCAGTGTTTTGCAGATATTGGTTAAGGTTCTGAGTAACGATAACAGTAGAATTAGCTGCTGTCTTATCATTATTTTCAGGATCCTCTGCAGATCTTAGTAATCTGAAAGTATTTGCCGCATTATCAACGTTTCCAATGTTCAGCTGTTTGCTTGATTGTCCAGAAGTTGTACTTCCTGCTGCAGTCGCTTGAGTAACACCATAAGTTTTACCCACGCCAGCTTGAGTCCAAGCTGCGTCTGCGCCTACTGCGTACAATTGTAATGGATTGTCAATTACAAAAGCTGTTATGTCTTCGCTGTTTGCTGGAACAGTATTCGCTACGTAATGGTTCGACCATGTTGGCTTCAACGTTGTTGAAGCGTTGTAGAAGATACCATTAAAAACGCCTAGGGTTAATTTAGTTCTACCGTCTTCGCTTTGTGCCAAGTAACCGACCTTTGATTGTACCGCAGATCCTTGAAAAAAAGCTGAAGCGAAATTAGAACTAATGTAGTATTTGCCTTGACCTTGAGATGCCATTGTTGAACCAACAACACCTTGAGGGATCAAACCAAAACCTTGACTGTTTCTATTTGCCATAGTTTATATTGCTCCTTAATGTGCCTGCCTTCCGAAGAAAGCCTCCAGCACGGGTTTATATTATTCGGATAGTTTTAAGAATTACTTCTTTGTACCACCGAAGGTTTGCTTCGAATGTCTATCAATTTTGATAGGCATTCTTTTATCCTGATCCCTAAGTAAGTCGGTTTCTACTGACTCGTCTTGACCTTCAGTTAATCTTTTCTGATAATCAACACGTGCCTTCGCGAGTTCTTCGGGTATCCTTGCCAGGAGAAGGCCTCCTACTCCTATGACTCCAGCGTATTTGCCGTCTAGTATAACTGGATAATCTGAATCTTTATATTCGTCAGCTCTCACTAACTCATAACCAGATCTCATTCTACCATGAATATTCTTGGTATCATTGAAACCTAATGATTCAGCTCTGATCCATCTATGCCTAAAGCCGTCTGGCGCTGGTGGTGCATCAAGAGATGAAGGGGGCTTGTACTCTTTAGGACGTTCAGTAACTGTCCGAGTCTCAGCCGCACGTGAAGTTTTAGTTTTTTTGCTCATATTATGCTCCTTCCGTGAGTTTTAATTGTTTAGCATATTCTTCTAGTGGCACACCTAATTTTTTAGCTATTGCTACTTGAGACGATGTGAGTCTCACTTGTTTGCGACCAGTTTTTGTTGTGCGTTTTGCCGAAGCCACTGACTGAACAGTTTTGGTCGTTGGCTTATCTCCACTATTATCAAACTTATGTGGAAAGTCAACCTTCATTCGCTTATTGACTTCCTCATAATATTCGTCTGAATGTGGATCAAAACCTTCTTTCTCAGTCAAATCCTTATGTATTTCAAAAGCAGTGTAAGTCATTGCTCT